GTTCAAATCAAGGCGGGATTGCGTTACATCTATAAACGCTATTCCACACCTTGCGGCGCTTGGGAATTTTGGAAGCGCAAAGCCGGTGCAGATCTAAGGGGTGGTTGGTATTGATAAGAAAGTAGTTGAAATAGTTACGGCTAGAGCCGGCAATTATTGTGAGGCGTGTGGTGGTCTAGCGCAGGAGTCAATGGCGCTACACCACCGCAAACTCAAATCCCGTGGCGGCAAAGACACGCCTTCCAATTTGATCCGGGTGCATCACAGTTGCCATAATTTAGGCACTAACAGTATTCACAGTAATCCAACTTGGGCTACTGATAAAGGTTTTATGGTTTCTTCATGGAATGAACCAGACAAAACACCAATGGTTCTACCAGACGGCAGAATTGTTTTATTACATAATGACGGTACAGTTGGCACACTAATGGAAGGCGATTAAATGAACATTCAAGTCAAAGGCAATGTAGGTTCTGATCCGGAACTAAAGTTTTCAAAGAGTAATACAGCGTTTGTAACTCTTTCTGTTGCTTACACACCACGCTCTAAGCAAGGTGATCAGTGGGTTGATGGTGAAACTATGTGGTTCCGTGTAGTGCAGTTTGGAACAAAGGCAGAAGCAACCGTTGATGCAATCAAAAAAGGTGACTCTGTAATTGTTACAGGTGAACTAAAGCAAAGCACCTACACAGACAAAGAAGGCAAAGAGAAAACAAGTCTTGAAATCGTGGCTGACCAAATTGGCTTACTTCCACGGTTAGTTAAAAGTAACAAAGTAAGCACAGACAATGAGGGGGCATTTCCATGGTAACTGATGGATTGATTAGCGCGGCAGAAACAGCACAGATCCTTGGGATCACTATGAATAATTTACGCCAGATCCAACACCGTAAAACAATTACATGGGTGGAAAAATCAGGGCGCAATGTTTACTACAAGCGTGAAGATGTAGAGGCTTACAAGTCAAAGCGAGATGCCCGCACCAATGGCTGATGTTAATAATGTAATTTCTATGCTTAACATCATTAAGCAGACAGAACGCGCAAGTGTCATTAGAGAGATTGAAGCGTTTGCTGGTGAGTTTCACCATCACATAGATGGGCGTGATGTAGTAATTGTTGAACAGTTATTAGAGTTCCTACGATCAAAGGAGGCTGTAAATGAATAAAGAAATTATGGCGGGGCGTTATTGGATCCATGTTGGTATGAACTGGAAGCGTGTAGCACTTGGGTTCAGCATTGACCGTTACGCACTAAGCATTGACTTAGGACCATTCTGGTTTGGGCTAGAGTGGTGATTAGTCAAGATCCTGAAGTTCTTTATGCGTTAGGTGCAATAGCAGATAAATTACGCGTTAAAGGCAAAGATGATTTAGCGGAAAAGATAGAAAACTTGTTTGACTTACATGAAATGGAAATTAAAGCAAAGAGCCGTAAGCAATCGTAGTATTTGCTCATGCCCGTAGTTATCACTGATGAAGTCACATTGGCTGACATAGATGAAACAATTGCCTATGTCAATCAATTACTAAAGACTGACACCTATGGCAACCGCATGGACTGGAAGAAAAAAGAAGATCTGCAAGTAAGCATTGATGAACTACTAGATGCCCGTATTAACCTTATGAGGACAGGCAGAGCGTTCATTGAATAAAGTTTTTATCTCACTTTGCGTAAAGTTTTCTATCACATTACAGTAGATACATGGGTATAAAGACACCTGAACCAGAGCAGTTAGACCGTGAACTAGCGGTTGTTGAACTGCGCCGTGAAGGTAAGACATGGCAACAAATTGCAGAAGTGGTTAATTACGCAACGGCTATGGGCGCTTGGAAGGCTTATCAACGCGCATGCCAGAGAACACTGCAAGAGCCAACAGATGAAGCAAGGCGCATTGAACTGGATCGCTTAGATGCTTTACAACGCACCTATTGGGAACCGGCAGTAGAAGGTAATTTGAGAGCGGCAGACTTTGTGCTTAGGGTTATAGACCGTAGAGCGCGGATCTTAGGAATAGATGCCCCACAAAAGATACAAGCGGAAGTGGTGAACTATGACGGAATTGGAAGCATTGACGCAGAAGTTGATAGGATCGCCAGAATTATTGAAGCCGCAGAACTCGCAGAGCGAGAGCAATCAGAGCGCAACACCGTCACCGTCACTGAACAACAGGATCAAGGCATCACGGTATTTGTGGAAGATGAACCTAGCGCGGAAGGAACAACTACCGCCTGAAGGTGATTGGAACATTTGGCTGTACATGGCAGGCAGAGGCGCTGGAAAGACCCGTACAGCCGCAGAGTGGCTTGCATGGGAGGCAATAGAAAACCCGGATACAAGATGGGCGATTGTTGCCCCTACTTTTTCTGATGCTAGAGATACATGCGCTGAAGGTGAGTCTGGCGTAATTAGTGTGCTTAGGCGTTATCACATGCTGGAAAGTTGGAATAGATCCATGGGTGAGATCTTGTTGCGTAACGGATCCCGGATTAAATTATTTTCTGCTGATCAACCTGACCGTTTCCGTGGTCCACAACATCATGGTGCTTGGTGTGATGAATTAGCCGCATACCGTTATTCAGACGCATGGGATCAATTGCAATTTGGCTTACGCCTTGGATCTAAGCCACGCATTGTTGTTACCACCACCCCAAGACCAACGCCGCTTATACGCATGTTGGCAGGGCGTAAAGACGGTTCTGTAACCATCACTAGAGGATCTACATTTGATAACGCTAAGAACCTTGCGCCATCTGCATTGCTGGAACTACAAGCGCGTTACAACGGCACAAGACTAGGTAGGCAAGAACTTTATGGTGAGATCCTTGATGACACTGATGGTGCGTTATGGACTAAAGGCGTAATTGATCGTAGCCGTGTAACTAAAGCCCCTGCAATGTCGCGCATTTTAGTTTCTATTGATCCTGCTGTAACTAATACTTCAAGCAGTGATGAAACCGGAATTATTGTTGCTGGTTGTGACACAGGTGGTAATGGTTATGTGCTTGGTGATTACTCATTTAAGGGTAGCCCGCTTGAATGGGCTTCTAAAGCCGTAGCAGTGTTTGATGAATGGAAGGCAGATAGCATCTTGGTTGAAGTAAACCAAGGCGGTGACATGGTGAGCGCAGTTCTAAAACAAGTGCGTAATTCATTACCGATTAAAGAAGTTAGAGCGCACATAGGTAAGAAGTTACGCGCTGAACCAGTAGCGGCTATGTATGAACAAGGCAGAGTTCACCATGTAGGAGAGTTTGCGGTGCTAGAAGATCAGATGACAGTGTGGACCCCAATGGATCCTGATAGCCCTGACCGTATTGATGCCATGGTGCAAGCGTTTTCTGATTTACTTGGAACAGCAAGCGTAAGTAATTACTTTAATGCAATTGCTAACATGTGTCCTGCATGCGGATTGCCTATGCCTAAATCATTTGGCACTTGTTCAAAATGCGGAACCGCTATGATTACACCAGTTACAGAGGGAGCATAAATGGCAGTCCAATACATTGTTGAAATTGATCAGGGTGCTGATTGGTTTTTTAATGTCACTTATGAACAACCTGCTGGAACGCCTGTAAACATCACCAGTTATACAGCCGCCTTGCAATTGCGATCACTGCCAGAAAGCACAACTGCGGTTCTTTCTTTAGCAACAGGCGGTAACGGAATTACTATTACTGGTGCGGCTGGATTAGTAGCAGTTCACGCAACAGCCGCACAAACAGGCGCGATTATTGCGGGAGATTACTACTATGATCTTGAAATTACATCACCGCAAGGAATTGTAACCCGCTTGGTACAAGGTCAAGCGCTATTGAACCCACAGGTAACACGCTAATGGCAGAAACAATAATTGTTGAACCCGTAATTCAGAACATCACGGTTGTAGATAGCACTGCTCACATCAGTGTTACAGCACCCGGTCCACAAGGTCCTGCTGGTCAATTCTCACCATCAGACATTTTCTATGTACATACACAAGCACAAGCATCAGCAGTTTGGACAATCAACCATAATCTAAATGGTCAGCCTACTGCCGTGGTCTTGGACTCGGCAGGAACGCAATGTGAAGGCACTTTCAGTTATCCTAGTACCAATCAAATGATCATCACATTTC